ATACTAGAGCAAATCTTTATTCCCTAATTGAAAAGGGACAAGAAGCAATTAATGGAATAATGGAACTTGCTGGAGAAGGTGGAAGTCCAAGAGCATATGAAGTCGCCGGTCAGTTAATTAAAAGTGTTGGAGATGTAACGGATAAACTTATAGATTTGCAGAAAAAACTCAAAGATGTTGAGGATGAATCTGTAAAAACAACTAACAATGTGACTAACAATGCAGTTTTTGTCGGATCAACATCAGAATTGTCAAAATTACTCAAGCAAGGTTTTCTAAATAATAAAGAGTAATTTTAATTTCCTGATGGGTTGGTCAGACAAATATAAAAAATCTATTGACTGCAGCAATCCAAAAGGATTTTCACAAAGAGCTCATTGTCAAGGTCGTAAAAAGAAATTGAAAGAGCAATTAAAATCATTTAAGACTGTTGAGCAAATTGCGAAGAAGCACCGTATGGATGTTTCTTTTATTCAAAAGCAATTGGATATGGGTGAACCTATTGAACACGAGCATACTAAAAATCATACTCTTGCTAAAGAAATTGCCCTTCAACATTTAGATGAAATTCCTGATTATTATACTCGTTTAAAAAAGATGGAAGCAGACGCCAAAAAGCACCATAAAAAGTTTAAAGATGTGAATGTAATCGAAGAAGGTCTTCTTGATTGGTTTGGTAAGTCTGAATCAAAAGATAAAAAACCAGGATGGGTTGACGTTGTAGATGGTGATGCTTGTGCCAGAGAAGAAGGAGAAACTGCTACTCCCAAATGTGTGTCATCTGAAAAACGTGCTTCAATGAGTAAGGCAGAAAGACTTGCTGCACGGGCAGCAAAAAGAAGAGAAGATCCAAATCAACCACAAAAATCTGGCGCCGCTAAACCAACTATGGTGAGAACAGATAGAAAAACAAGGAAAGAGGAAATGGATTTACAAGAAGTTAAAGATAAACCAGGCAAAGGTAGCGGTAAAAAAGATGCTTGCTATCACAAAGTAAAATCAAGATATGATGTTTGGCCAAGTGCGTATGCATCTGGAGCACTTGTCAAATGTCGTAAAGTTGGTGCTGCCAATTGGGGAACAAAGTCCGAAGAGACTACTATCGATGAGGCAAAAAAATGTTGGAAAGGATACAAGAAAAAAGGAACTCAAACACTTTTTGGAAAGACTTATAATCGCTGTGTCAAAGCAAATGAAGAAATGGAAATGAAAAGATACTGCCCCAAATGCAAAAAAGATGAGACTCGTAATGAGTGTAAATATGGACCAAAATATTGGGATATGTTTTCCACCCCATCAGCATTAACAACTAATCAATTAAAATATAATATTGCTACAGTGCATCCTGGCAATTTTCCAGAGTCATATGACCACGAGCATTCAATGGCAAGATCTGAAATTTCCACCATTATTTCTGCCGCAAAGAGACTCAAGAAGAAGGTAAAAGGTGAAGGTAACATTGAAGCGTGGGTTCAATCAAAAATTACTAAAGCAGCAGATTATCTTGACGCTGCAGCAGATTATGTTGATAGTGGTGAAATGAAGGCAGAAGAATATTCAAACTGGAGATCAGATTTTGGATTATCTGAAGATTGGCAATCAGTCAATCGTAAAGATAAGACTGATGGATTAAGTCAAAAAGCAGTGAATGCTTATCGTAGAGAGAATCCAGGTTCAAAACTTCAAACTGCAGTAACTGAAAAGAAACCAAAGGGTAAAAGAGCAAAGCGCCGTGCTTCATTTTGTAGACGTATGTCTGGAATGAAATCAAAACTGACTTCCACAAAAACTGCAAGAGATCCAGATTCAAGAATTAACAAAGCACTACGTCGTTGGAACTGTAACTAAAATGAAATCTTTTCAACAGTTTATTTCAGAAAGCGTCAATATTGCTGGAGATTTCAATGGAAATCTTTATATGAATGCATCGCAACCAGAAACTACTAAAGAGTCTTTTCTTGCTGATGTAGTTTGGCAAGGAAGACTTTATCGTATGGAAGTTGAAGGTAAAATGATGGATAAAAATGAACTTGCTGAACAACTTCAGGGAGAATATCCCGGAGCAATCGTCCATAACGTTTATCCAAGTCAGTTAAATACTTCAAGAATTAAAAACGCACAAAGATATAGACCAGAAAGATTATCGTGGGGTGAGTGATTAATGGCACAGTGGAATAAGAGTACGCAGGACTTTCTAAATCAGGAAAGGACACTTTTTGAAGTTTTTAATATAGCAGATCACTGGGGAAACCAGACAGACTGGAGACCTCAATTTTCTAACAACAATAGATTTAAAATTTCACCATTCCAAACAGTCTTTTTTAATACCTTTCAGTACGGTAAAGAGACTGATGTTTGGGATGAGAGAGTAGTTGGAGTTGCAACTGCAACCTGGAACCAATATTCCAGTAATGTAACTATGCAGGTTGGGGTTACTACTGGAAGTAAAGTCATTAGACAAACTAAGCATGTAATGAGATATATTCCTGGAAGACCAGCAACACTTGCATTTGCAATTCGTCTTGATACTCCCCAAGTAGGTATTCGTAGAAGATTTGGATTGTTTGATGATAACAATGGTGCTTATTTTGAGGATAATGGAGGCACATATTCTTATGTAATTCGCACTTCCACATCAGGAATTACTACAGAAAGAAGAGTGACTAGAGATAACTGGAATGGTGAAAAATTTGATGGTAGTGGTTGGACTGGGGTAACTGCCGATCCAACAAAACAACAAATGATTTCCATAAATTATGAGTGGTATGGAGCAGGAACAGTAGATTTTAATTGGTTAATGAAAGGTGAAACTATTAATAGTCATACTTTTGACAATTCAAATATCCTGGATAGAGTCTGGTGTTCTACTCCATTCCTTCCCATTCGTCTTGAGATTGAGAATGTAACTGGTGTCGCGGGAACCCATTACATGTATCAAGGTTCAAATTCTCTGATTCAAGATGGTAATGTGGATAAACTTGGAACTCTTTTGAGTCAGTCTAACGGGATTACTGGAACTACAATGGTAGTTGCAAATAGATTCTACCCAATTATTAGTTTGAGACTTAAGTCAAGTGCTCTGAATGCAGTAATGCTTTTAAGATCTTTACAAGCGGTAACTAATGATAATACGAATGTGTATTGGCAACTTTTACAAAATGCAACATTAACTAATCCAAACTGGACAAACCATCCAGATGTAGATTCATTTGTTCAATATGATATTTCTGCAACTGCACTTTCTGGGGGAAGAGATATTCTTTCTGGATTTACTATCTCTGGTGGTTCTTCTTTGACTGAAATTGATAGACTTGCAGACTTACAAATTGGAAGATCTGGGATTGGGACAATTAGTGACACAATTACTCTTGCCTGTGCATCTCCCAACACTAATAAAGCAGCACTTGCAGTATTGAACTGGATTGAGCAGAGGTAATTTATTATGAGTGATAACATTTATCTTATATAAATATTTTTAGATTGGGATTGAAATGTGTCCGCAATTATCAAAGTTCCAGAAAAAAGATTATCTCCAAAGGTGGTAAGAAATATTGCTCGTAAAAATTGGGGATTAACTTGGGAACAAATGAAAGGGATGGATGTTCATCACTTTCCAGCAAGATGTGAAGGTGGTAAAGATATTCCAGAGCATTTATATGTTTGTAGTAGAGAAATACATAAGTATGGGTGGCATAGTGATGCTTGGTTTATGGAAAATTTAAATAAGGCAACTCAAAAAAATATAGGTAGAAAGCACAGCAAAGAAACTTGTAAGAAAAAGAGTGAGGCATTAAAAGGTCGTTCTTTTGGTCATAAGTATGAGGGTGGAGAAAAGCATCCTAATAGTAAAAAAGTTTCTGTAAATGGAACGGTTTATGTTTCTCAACAAGAAGCAGCAGATGATTTAGGAATAACTATACAGGGATTATCTTATAGAATGAAACATTGGGGTCCAGAAAGGGGGTATGAATATGTCCAATAATGACATCTATCTTGGCAATCCTCTATTAAAAAAAGCGAATACGCAAATTCAATTCACAGAAGAACAAATCATTGAGTTCTTGAAGTGTAAGGAAGACCCTGTATATTTTGCAAAGAATTATATTAAGATTGTTTCTTTGGACCACGGTCTTGTTCCATTTAAGATGTATCCGTTTCAGGAGAAACTTGTAAAGAACTTCCACGAGAATAGATTTAATATCTGCAAGATGCCCCGACAGACGGGTAAATCTACAACTTGCGTTTCATACTTGTTACATTATGCAGTATTCAACGACAATGTTAATATTGCAATTCTGGCGAACAAAGCATCTACGGCACGAGACCTTCTCGGAAGATTGCAACTTGCTTATGAGAATCTACCCAAGTGGATGCAACAGGGTATTATATCTTGGAACAAGGGTTCTCTGGAATTAGAAAATGGATCAAAAATTTCATCAAACTCTACTTCTTCATCTGCTGTTCGAGGAGGGTCATATAATGTCATCTTTTTGGACGAATTTGCGTTTATTCCAAATCACATTGCTGACGACTTCTTTGCGTCTGTTTATCCTACTATTTCTTCCGGACAAAGCACAAAGGTAATTATTGTTTCTACCCCTCGCGGTATGAATCACTTCTACCGTATGTGGCACGACGCTGAAAGGGGCAAGAATGAATATATCCCCACAGATGTCCATTGGTCTGAAGTGCCTGGTAGAGACGAAGCGTGGAAGGCACAGACGATTGCAAACACGAGTGAGCAGCAGTTTAAGGTTGAGTTTGAATGTGAGTTTTTAGGTTCGGTCAATACTCTTATTAACGCAACAAAACTTCGCAACCTTGCGTATGATGATCCCATCAAAAGAAATGCTGGTTTAGACATTTATGAGCATCCAAAAGAAGAAAACAATTACTTAATTACCGTTGATGTTGCTCGTGGATTAGGTAATGATTATTCGGCATTTGTTGTTTTTGATATTACTAATTTCCCGTATAAAATTGTAGGAAAATATAAAAACAATGAAATCAAACCAATGCTGTTTCCCAGCATTATTCACGAAGTAGCAAAAGGATACAATGATGCTTGGTTACTGATTGAGGTCAATGATATTGGAGATCAAGTTGCAAGTATCTTACACTTTGATCTTGAATATGATAATGTTTTGATGTGTGCAATGAGAGGTCGTGCAGGTCAGATTGTTGGTTCAGGATTTAGTGGGAAAAAATCACAACTTGGTGTGAGAATGACTGCTGCTGTTAAAAAATTAGGATGCTCTAACCTTAAGACTCTACTCGAAGATGATAAACTTCTAACCGTAGATTACGATATTATTAGCGAACTTACAACATTTTCTCAAAAACACAACTCCTTTGAGGCAGAAGAAGGTTGTAATGATGACCTTGCAATGTGTCTAGTTATTTTTTCTTGGTTGGTTGCTCAAGATTATTTCAAAGAAATGACGGATAATGATGTCCGTAAGAGAATATATGAAGAGCAAAAAAATCAAATAGAACAAGATATGTCTCCTTTTGGGTTTATTTCCGATGGATTAGAGGATATGGATGTATTAGTGGAGAAAGAAACTGGAGACAGATGGTTGGTGGGAGCAAATAATGCTCCCCTAGAATCTATGGAAGTCTGGAATGTCGATGAATATGGAGACAGATCTTATATGTGGGATTATAGGTGACTTTAAGAAGCAGGAAATTATAAATACTTTTAGAATATTCTGGTAATACGGAGAATAAAGATGCCGCTTAATTTAGCATCTCCTGGAATTGTAGTAAGAGAGTTTGATTTAACGCTTGGAAGAGTTACTCCCTCATCAGACAAAATTGGTGCAATTGTAGCACCTTTTGCAAAAGGGCCAGTAGATTCTCCAACTCTTGTAGAGAATGAAAACGACTTACTTAGTAATTTTGGGGAGCCATATTCAACAGACAAACATTACGAGCATTGGTTATCTGCTTCATCATATTTGGCATATGGTGGTGCATTAAGAGTTGTCAGGGCAAATGATATTGATTTGAGAAATGGATTTGTAGGAACTGCATCTAGTGTTAAAATTGATAGTTTAGACCATTATAATGAATTAGGATATGATGAAAATACTCTCAGTGGTGTTGTAGTTGCTGCCAGAAACCCCGGATCTTGGTCAAATGGAATCAAAGTAGGAATCATCGATGCAAAAGCAGATCAAATTTTAGTTGGAATTAATACTGCAGCAGTTACAGGTCTTGCAGTTGGATATGGAATCACACAGTCTGTAGTAGGTAAAATTGATCCTGGTGCCGGAACCACTTCAGTACTTGATGGATATTTAAAAGGTATTATTACTGGTATTGGTGTAAGTTCAATTGATGTAAAAGTACTCTCCCATGTTTCTGCAGGAAATACTGAGACAAAAGTAGATTATCAACCATCAGGTCTTTATGCATTTTCATCATCAGGATCTGTTGCTATTCATACTACCAATCAAACCGGTGCAGCTGGCACTACATCATATACTTCAAGACTTGATTGGTTTGATCAACAAAAAATATGTTTTGTAGGGACATCCACAACTTGTGTAACCTCAGTTTCTTGGAATGGTCTTGCTCCAAGACCAGGAACTTCTGCATATGCTGCAGCAAGAAATTCAAGATTTGATGAAGTTCATATAGTTGTTATCGATTCTTTAGGTACAATAACTGGAAATGCTGGAACAATTTTAGAAAAACATCTTGGTTTGTCTAAAGCATCAGATGCTGAGTTCTCTGTAGGAAATCCATCTTATTGGAGAAAATATCTAGTAAATAATTCAGAATATATTTTTGGTTTAGGCGCTCCTACAGGAATTGTCACAACTGGGTATAGCAGTGGATTTAATCTTGAATCCGATGTCGCTTGGGATCAAAACGCAGATGGTATTACTTTTGCCGCTGTTGGATCTTCTACAAATACTTTAGATGGTGGTAAAGATTATCATGGACATGCAGGAATTGGTTCAACTGGAGCTTTGACAGCTTCTCTTGCAGAATTGTCTGATGGTTATGATTTATTTGAAAATACGGAAAACTTTAAAATAGATTTCCTTATTATGGGTTCTGCTGCTTATGAAATTACAACTGCACAATCACTTGCCAACAAATTAATTTCTGTTGCAGAACTTAGAAAGGATGCAATTGCATTTATTTCACCATATAGAGGAGCAGCATTATCTGATACTTCAGTACAAACTGAAGTAACTGTAAGATCTGCTGATGATATTACAAATAATGTAGTTGAATTTTATGCACCTATTGCACCTTCTTCATATGCAATTTTTGATAGTGGATATAAGTACATGTATGATAGATTTGCGAATACCTTTAGATATGTACCCTTAAATGGAGATATCGCTGGCCTTTGTGCGCGTAACGATATTAACAACTTTGCCTGGTATTCACCTGCAGGTACTACTAGAGGTGCGATTTTAAATGCAGTTAAACTTGCATACAATCCATCAAAAACTCAAAGAGATCGTCTTTACTCAAATAGAATTAATCCAGTAATCTTCTCACCTGGTGCTGGTATTATTCTGTTTGGTGATAAGACAGGTCTTGCTAAAGCATCAGCATTTGATCGTATCAATGTTCGTCGTTTATTTGTTTATCTTGAGGATGCAATTTCTCAAGCAGCAAAAGATGCTCTTTTTGAATTCAACGATGAAATAACCAGAACAAACTTTGTAAATACTGTAGAACCTTTCTTAAGAGATGTTCAGGCAAAACGAGGAATCTTTGATTACGTAGTTATTTGTGATGAAACGAACAACACAGCTGCTGTGATAGATAGTAATGAATTTGTTGCTGATATTTACATCAAACCGGCAAGATCAATTAACTTCATTGGTCTTAACTTTATTGCCACCAAAACTGGTGTTGATTTTGAAGAAGTAATCGGAAACTTTTAATTTAGAGGTTTAAACAAATGGCAACCAGACAACAATTAAATCCACCTCCTTTAAGGAAGATTACTGACTTCAAAAGTAAGTTAACTGGTGGTGGCGCAAGAAGTAATCTTTTTGAAGTTGTACTATCATTTCCCGATATTGCTCCAGCAGATACTAATGTTCTTGATAAATCAAGATTTTTAGTTAAGGGTGCTAATTTACCTGCATCGAATGTTGCACCAATTGATGTTCCTTTTAGAGGAAGAACTTTAAAAGTTGCCGGAGATAGAACATTTGAAAGTTGGACAGTAACAGTTATTAACGATACAGATTTTGCTATTAGGTCTGCTTTTGAAAACTGGATGAATAGAATTAATAGAGTTTCTGATAATACTGGAGTAACTGATCCAACAGCATATACTGCTGATGCATTTGTTTATCAACTTGATCGTGATGGAACTACTCTTAGAGCTTATCATTTCTATGATATTTTTCCAACTTCTATTGGAGCAATTACTTTAGACTATAATACACCAAACATTCAAGAATTTACTGTAGAATTCCAGATTCTTTGGTGGGAAGCAGTTAAAGGTACTTCTCCAGCAGCAGGCGGTCAGGATATTAACTAAATAAATTATACAAGTAGTTTAAATTTATAAAATGGCGAAACTCTTTGGTTTTTCGATTGATGATGAAGTTAAAAAGTCCAAATCTATAGTTTCCCCCGTTCCTCCAAATAATGAGGACGGGGTTGATTATTTTATCCAGTCTGGATTTTATGGGCAGTATGTAGAC